AGTCATAGTTGTATTAGAAGGTATTATTATATTATATAGCATAAAAAAGGGACCCAATGGGTCCCTTTGTAACAAAATGGAATATATCCATCTCTTTACATAAGATTCTTGACAGCAACTCTTCTGTAATAGCGGTTGCTATTAACTCTGAGCCTACCGGAACCTTCGGTTGTACCTTCAGCGAATGGATTGGCAACAAGACCATAACGAGTCTTAAAGCCAATTTTCGGTTGAAAAGTATTCTCACCAACTGCACGTACCATCTGTAATGGAACATAGGGGCAGTAGAACAACCCTGCGTCATAAGGTGAAGAACCTTTGTAACCAACAACATAGTACTGGTTACCACTGCCAGTAGCAGTGTTGGCTGCGGCTAGGTTAGCTGCATAAGGGTCAATGTAAACTCTGAACTTACCATTGATAGTACCAGCAAAGGTGTTGCCAGTGTCATCAACGTTCAGGTTCGAGTTAAGAGCTGGGGTGTAATCCAGGATACCCGCCATTGTAAGAGCAGAAGCCACATCAGCTGAACAGAGAACCATGTTCCCTTTTCCGCGACGAGTTCTTTGTGCGATCGCGTTAGCGTCTCTTTCAATCTGGAATAGAAGTCCTTTGAACTTCTCAACAGACCATCTACCATTGGAGTCAATGTCAAGGTCGAATACACCAGCGTTAGCGGTGTTAGAAACAGCACCCTGTTCTGCAACCTTGTAGATAGTTCTGATAACTTCTCTATTGATTTCAGCGAGGATCTCAGTAGAGAGGATGTTAGCCAGTTCAGCCTCAGCGTTTAGTCCGTGGATGGCTTTCAAGTCTTGAGCCAGTTCTAGACTGTACTCAGCTTTCAGTGCTCTGGACTTAGCTGTAACGGTGACTTTCTCAATCGAGAAGGCCATCTGGTTGAACTCATTGCCGGTAGCATCACCCAACGCTTCAGCGTTGGCGGTAGTCATACCTTCACCAACGTTATAAGATGTAGATGTAGCAGTACCAACTGGGTTCAGAACAGATGGGTTAACACCTGACTGTGAAGTAGTACCAATACCAGCGGCTGCATCAGACATACCACCAGTAAGGTCAAATCCACTACCCTGACCAGCATAGGCTGAATCTGCTTCATTGAACAGAGCTTCAGTACCAGTCTGATTAGTGTATCTGGACCTCATTGCAAAGATTAGTCCAGTAGGACCACTCATTGGCTGAACACCAGCTAGGTCATAAGCGACCAGATTTGGCATTGCCCGTCTGATCAAGGAGATCAAGACAGGATCGAAATTGGCAACTGAAGAACCAGTAGAATTGGTTGGAGCAGCTTCCATGAGGTTGATGCCATTGTTAAATGACTCTTCCTCTTTTAGAAATTTTTCTTGGTTTTCCAGCAGGACAGCGGTAACACTTCTACGATGAGCGTCTTTGATTGGATCAAGACCTTCATAGTCTAGAAGGGGCTTCCACTTTTCCTGCAAGTGTTCGGATTGGAACATTGCGTTTTTACCTAATTGTGTTTACGTTTGAATTAATAATTAACTCACTTGCTAAATGCGCCCATCGTCTTAAGATAACGATCCATAGTGCCACTTACAGGCTCAGGAGTGCTATCTACACCTTCGGAAAGGGTTTGTGGTGAACTGGATTTAGCGGTTGGAGCTGCTTTGGGGAAATAAGATTCCTTCAAAGTTTCCAACTTCTCACGATATTCTTCTTCACTTCCAAACTCAACACTTTCAGCAAGTGTAGCGAGCTTTTCTTTCTGAGTGGATGCTAATCCTTCAGAAACTTGAGATAGAATGCCATCAGCCTCAGACTCTGCGAGTCTCTTATTCAGGCCAACATTCTTCTCAATTTGCTCATTGAGTTTTGTTTCCATATCATCAAGTTTTTCTACCATACTCTCAAGTACATCATATTTTTCTTCAGGGATTGATACATAATGTTCTTCAAATAGTGACCTCATACCTCCTAAGAAGGATTCAGTCATTTCTGTTTTGAGACCGTGCTCGATAGCTAGTTGATTCTCGGTCATCCACTCTTCTGAAACGTATTCCAGATAAGAATCAACACGCTCAGTTAGAGATGTTCTCATCTCCGCCTTAGCCTCAGAAATCTTTTCTTGTTGTTCTGCTTCCAGGGTTTCCTGGATCTGAGCAACTTTAGAATTTAGAGCTGCTTCAAAAACAACCTTAGCTTTTTCTCTAAACTCTTCGGAGAGTTCTTCTCCACCTAGAAGTGCATTAACATCATCTTCGATGTTAACTTCAATTGTCTCTTGCTCGGAAACTACTTCTTCAGGAGTTTCAGTGGGCTCTTCAGCCACAACTTCTTGTGAATCTTCCACTTCTACTTCATCTCCTGATTTAAGATCTTTCGGTAATGAACCAGATTTGGCGTTTTTGTTGACTACATCATGTACAGTCTTGATCTTCGGCTCACTGATTTTAGCCGAGTCATTAGTAGGACTGTAGTTTTCAGGTGTAGGTCCACCTAGGTCCTCATACGAGGCTCCTTGGCCTGGTGTGATAGGCTTTACTTTTTCCAAGGCTTGATTGCCAGGAACAGCGTTAGCATTCACGGCAGTCTTAGACTGTTCCATTTCCTGTAATTTCGTACCACGAGACATTTTTGATTCTCCGATTTAGCTTTATTAAAACTATATTTATTTATAAATAATGAAATTTTATAGGTGCAAAGATACCTATAGAGTATTGAGAAAATCAGTAAACAGATCTACTTTTTTCTCATCAAGTTGTTTTTGTGTAACCAGGGTGTTAATTTCTTTGTAGATTTTGGCTACATTTTGTTCTCTAAGAACACCACCATCCCATACCCACTCTCTTCCTTCCATAATTCCTTCAACAAATGCATCAGGAGCAGAAGGGTCAGCAACGATATCAGCAGCTGTTGACAACATAAAGTCATCACTAACTACCTGAATTCCTTCACGGGTTGGCTTCAAAGAACCAATACCTCTAGAAGAAACACCAAGTTTTACACCCTCATCAATAAGAGACTTAGCGATATTCCCCATTGGTGTGTTGAGAAGTTTTGCTTTTCCTATAAAGTTTGATCCACTCTCTTTAAGTGAAACAATTTTATGGGAAACTCTATCAAGATTGACAGTAGGGCCTTCTGGGTGACCAAGTTCTCCTAGTGCTCTTCCTTTTAAAATATGGTTTTCATTATACCTAGAGACTTCCTTTCTCAAGGTTGCCATAGGATACATTCTACCATTTCTATTTTGAAGATCACCTTGCAAGAAGATGCCTTCGATATACATGTTTTTCTTACCGTTCTTTTCTTCAACGATAAAATCTACAGTTTCAATTTCTTCTCTAATGAGTTTCATCAGGAGTCTCCTGTCGTTTGAACTTGTTGGAAGTAAAGGGCACCAGCACCACCTGTTCCCCTATTACCTACAATAACTTGATCCCTCAATTCAGCGTAAGGAACAGTGGTGTTGTTATTACCTTTAAATGCTGTTGCAATACCAACCCCATAATCATTATTAACTACAATTCTGGTTCCAAAATAACCACTAACTCCTGCTGTAGTATTAACACTAGCAACAGTTTTATCACTAAATTCATAATAATTTTGACTTCCACCTGTTACAGTTAAACTAACTACCTGGCCCACATAAAATGGACAACCAGTTCCTTCTGGAAAATCAATAATAGTGGTTGCTCCACTAGTTGTAATTCCCACAACTCTTTGAGATGAAGGTCTTCCAATATTGATAGTGGTACTTTGACCACTAGCCAAATAAAAATCTGTTGTAGCTGCGGTGTGAGTGTTTCCTACTGCAATATGACAGGCACTTCCATCAGTTGAAAATCTCATACTATCTGATTGGTGAGCTTGATATGACCCGGCAGTAATGCTGCCTGCGGCAATTGCTATGGAAGCTCCACTCCCAACTGGTTGTAATGCCATTAATCTAAATTACAATAGTCCTTCTAGTTATTTATTATATTAAGATTCTGGAGAATACTGATCTTCACCAGAAATAACAGCAGCTGCTTTTTCTACTTCCGCTTCCACTTCAGCGTTAGATTCTGCCTCTGCATCCGATTCATCATCTAAATCTACATCCTGATTAAAAAGAGAATTAGAAACACCAGATTTAATTCCATCAATCTTTTCTGCACTCTTTAGAAAAAGAATATCCTTAATTTTATCGCTTGCATCTGAGGCCGAAACATCATCCTGCATCAAAGTATCCATCAGTTCATCCATTTTTTAAAGTTATAGCTTCAAAGATTATTTAGTATCATAAGAATGACTATAATTATATTCCATCATCATATTAAATTTCTCCTCCTTGAGGTAATTTATTAGGTGCTAATCTAGCTGGATCTGGATCTTTTGGAATTGATGTATTTTGGATAGCATTGGCGCCATTACCAGGATCACCCATTAAAGCATCGTCCATAGCCATTAATGCTGGATCTGGAATTGTGCCGTCCTTAATTTCTTTATCAATAAACTTATCCTGTTCAATAATTTCCTCGTCAGACTGACGAAGAATCTTACGTCTCACATAATCCTGAGAATAATACCTACCAACATAAGGTTCAGCCAAAGATGCTAGATTCAATCTTTCAGTAGTTAATTCCGCATCCTTCAATTCAGAGAAGTGATTATCATAAAGATAATCATATTGAATATGATCTTCCATTCTATCCCAATCTTCTGGAGTAATTACATTCTTCAGGAGTAATTGGGTCTTCAGCAAGTCATTAAAGAGATGAGAAAATCTCTTTCTCATTCTACCTACAAACTTACTGAACTTAATTTCATCTCTTAATATCTCAGATGATCTGCCAAGACTAAATCCAGCACCTTCCCCTTCAATTCTAGTTTCAGGAACGTTCAATGACCTATAAAGTTTTCTTTGGAAATAGTTAATATCAGTAATTTCTCCAAGATTCTGACCACCTGGAAGAGTAGTAATTTCTGTTCCTCTACCACCTTCACGGCGAGGTAACCAGAAATCTTCCATCATGGACATAAACTTCTTATCATCTCTGACTTCACCAGTATTAGCATCATAGACTAACTTGTTTCTATAACGCTGCATAACATCACGAAGGTATTGTTCTGCCTTAATTTTTGGAAGATTACCTACATCAATATAGAAAATTCTTCTTTCTGGTGCTCTTGATAGACGATAAATTACCAGACTATCCTCAATCATCATCAATTGATTGATTGGTTTGATAGCTTTATGTAACCAAGAGAGGGTAGTACCTTTATTTCTATCTACAAGACCTGAAGTACAATAAGTGACAGAATCACGAGTCATTTTTACCCCTTTTTGGGGATTTTGTGCTCCTCCACCATAAGTATTAGCATTTCCAACCTTATCATAACTTCCAGGAGTATAAACAAAATATTCCTCTACATCTGGAAAATCATAAACCGATGCTGGATTTTGTTCTTGAGCCCACTGAGGCTGATTCCCATTACCATTCTTATTTTTCTTCAATTGACGTACATAACGCATCTTAGATGCATCAATGTACCTTAATTCTTGAATTCCTTCATGTGGAGCTTTTTGATCAATTACTTTATTATAATATAATCTACCATCAATATACCAATTTCTAAAAATCTCATGAGCTTTTTTATCAAAATCTAAAAGCTCACAAACAAACTTAAATTCTTCTCTAATCTTCTCTTTAATACCATCACTGGCCTTGAGATTTGAAAGTTCTATTTCTATAGGAGTATCATGAGTATCTGTTACAATAGCTTCATTTACAATATCCTCAATAGCACTGTCGCACTCAGGATAAAGTGACATAGAACGATATCTTCTTATTAAATCATTCTCGGTTCTATAGACACCTTCAATATCTACATAAGAACCAAAAAACCCACTACTGATATAGTGTTCCGATCCATCCTGATTGTTGGGAGGGACCGGAGATACTACACCGGAAGGGGTTTTTTCTGTATCCTCAATTGAGAAACCAAATAATCTGGCAGTCATATCAATATATTCTAAGATTATTACCTCTTAGTATTTAGTTCATCAATTATTAGTAATTATGGTCCCTTAGTAACGATTTGGTTAGTAACCTGAGCTGCAGCAGGTGTTGCAATAACCTTCTTACCACCAGCTCCTCCACCAGCCTGCATAGAATTAGCAATTTCGAACCATTGAACCTGGAATGTTACATCAAACTGTTCTACAGTATCTGTAGTTTCATAACTTAGATCAATAGCACTTACTTCTGTTGGGAAGATGCTATACATCTTATAAATTCTCAGAGAAGATGAATCACTATACTCTTGAGTTGCTTGATGTGCATTCTTTCCTCTACCCAATTGGGTAACAAAAGCATTAACCATATAAGACGAAGGATTAGTAACACCTGTGGCATCTGCCAAGTTACTCATCAGATTCATCCACTTCTCAAATGCTGTCCTCAATTGAAAGTTTTCATCATTAATTACTGTAATAGTCCAATCGGCGAAAGTTCTGTCTCCAGCTACCTTTAGAATTCTTCCTCTAAAGGGAACTGGAATCTCTGCCATCGATGAAGCTGGAAGTGACGCAGCTTTACATAAGAACTGAAAGTCATCATTTAAACCTTGCCAATCACTAGTGATTGGCGATGGAAATGATGGAATAGCCACTTCAAATAGATTGGGGCGGGCACCGCCTCCAACTAAAGCTGCTTTAAAATCACTAATTTTTTTGGTATCAATACTAGCCATTGTTTTTAAATCCTCCTTGTATTATTGAATAATTAGATTAAACAGTTCCAACGACTTCAGAGAAGTCAACACCTGTCCTTGTGGCTACGAAAGTCAAAGTTACATAGTTGATAGATTTAGTTGGCTTCAAGTAAATATCAGCCCTAAATTCATTATTATCAATAATATCGGGAGTATTATTGGACTCATCACAAACTACGAGGAAGTCATAAAGACCTCTCTTAGATTGTACATCACGAAGATATGGTTCAACAATATTCACAAAGTTAGCTCTTGTATTATTATCATTCAATTCAAATAATTGAGCGTTAGCGGCTCCTTCTAGAGCCTGTTCCACTGTTAGGAACAATCTTCTTACGTTAATCCTATCAAAGGCTGAAGAGTATCCTAAACCTGTCTTATCTCCAAAGAGAATAATTCCAGCGCCCTTCTGATTAATAATAGAGTTAATTCTAGCTGAATAAAGAACATCTCTTTGCGCTTTAGTTGGCTCATAAGCCATCTTAATAGCAAAATTGATGTTTCCTCTTTGTTGTCCAGCTGGTGAGAACCAAGGATACTGTTCAATAGAAGTCCTTACCATCAATCCAGCAACGTCTCCATTAGTAGGAATCCAACGGAACTCATTATTGAATCTATCATACATATACTTCCAACCAGTATCAAATACTGCGTAGGAAGTGGATGTCAGTGGACTATAGAATTTTAAGAGATTATTAGTCTGAGTTGTAGTGTTAGTTTCACCAACCAGATTAGCTCTATGTGGTGAAATAACAGCCATACAATCCTTTCTAGACTCACAGAGAGAAATTAGAAGGTTTGCTTTGGCTTGAGATTGATCTTGACTTACAAGACCAGGACCCATCAATAGATAATCAACTTCAACTTCATCTCTAACAGCAAATTTCCTATAGGAAGTAAGAAGACTGCCCAAACTAGCAGACATTCCACCAGAAGCTGAATAGTCAGCACCTAATGTAAGACTATAAGTCTTTTGTCCAATAGCACTGAAAGTAATTCCCTGTGCTGCTTGTCCCCAAAGACCATCACCAGTAGTAACAGGAGTAAAGTCTGTTGAGAAACCTGAAGAAATTGGTTCAGTATTCCAATAATTGTCAGCTACAGAAGCCAAAGATTTACCAGCGTAAATTTCTTCAGAAGCTGTAGAAAGGTAAGACTTATAATAAGTCTTACCTGGAGCAGCTCCATCAGCTATTGTATCTTTTGCCTTGGAAAGGAAAGGATGCTTCTCAAGAATACTTCCTTGAA